CGAGCCCGCAAAGCCCGACGCCCCCACCGATACTGCCGGTTCCACCGGCTCATAAGCTCGCCCCCGGCGCTCGGGGACGGATCACGCGGGATGGGAGGGCGCTTCGGCGCTGAGGGCCATCGACCGACCCTGATCCCCACCCCCGAGATTTTACCCAAGGACCGTCTCAGATGCTCGCCACGGCCGTCAACCTTGCCCTGTCATTCGTTGGCGTCGTCATTTTCGGCGCTGTTCTGATCCTGGCGCTGTTCGGCGCGGCTTTACTCTGCACCGCAAGCAAGGGGGACCGTCCTATCGAGATGTCGCCCCGTACGGCGGGCTTCTGTGCGGTTTTTATCGGCACCGTCATTGCCTCGAACGTGTTCGGGCTACTTGTCGACATCTCCCTGTCGTGACCGGCTTCAGCTGCCCGCCTCCGCTGATGCCGGCGCCGGTCGTGTCGACCGAGGCGCCGATCAGCAATGATGGCTGGTTCCCGGACATCGACCCGGCCGAGCTGCGCGCCGCGCGGCGCATTCGCGACGTCATCACCCCCGAACGCCTCAGGCTCGCCGTCACCGGCGCGATGCTCACCGTCGGCAACCAGCTCGCCGTGTGGCAGGCCGCGCACGTGCTCGCCGGCATTGCGGATCTTGCCGCGGTGCCGTCGCGCAAGCTGGGCGACACCAGCCGCCTCGTCCTCCTCTACACCCGCGCGATCGGCGCCTATGCCAAGGCCGAGCTGCTCGAGGCGTACCGCGACACGGATCTGACGGGTCAGGGTCAGCACGACGCTGAAGCCGTCGAGCCGTCGATCGTCGAGCTGCGCCGCGACGCGATCCACGCGATCCGCGACATGCTGGCTCGCCCGCGGCTGCGCGCCGAGCTGATCTGATGGCCGACGTGCTCACCGCAAAGCAGGGCGACACGCTCGACGAGCTGATCTGGCGCGAGCGCGGGCTCGGCGCGCCCGACATCGGCCGCGTCCTCGCGCTCAATCCAGGCATCGCCGACGTCGGCGCGGTCCTCCCGCTCGGCACCCGCGTGACGATGCCCGCCAGCATGGCGCCGGCTGCGCGCACGCTCCCGCTCATCCAGCTCTGGGACTGACCGCATGAAGGATTTTCTCCACGATTTCGGGACCGGGCTTTGGGCGTTCGTCGTCAGCCTCATCCCGGCCGGCCTCGGGTCGATCGTCAGCCTGCTGGTCGAAAGCGGCCTCACCTGGGGCCAGCGCATCGCACAGGTCTGGGTCGGTATCGTCGTCAGCTATTTCGTCACCAACGCGGCTGGCGCGCTGTTCGGCATGCACCCGTTTGTGTCGCAGGCGATCGGCTTTCTGGTCGCCATGGTCGCCTTCAAGGGCGCGCCCGGCTTCATCGCCGGTTGCAGCGCCGTCCTCGCCGAACTCCCCGGCAAGCTCAGCGAGCGGCTGCTCGCGCTCATTCCGCGAAAGGACCCCAAATGATGCCCCAGCCCGATAAGGGATCGTCCGCGCCCGTGAAGCGCAGGACGCTGATCGGCGTGATCGGCGCGGCAGCGGCGCTGATCGTCACGCCGTTCGTTTCCGGGTGGGAGTCGGGCGGCACGCCGCGGCTCGTCGCATACCAGGACATCGTCAAGGTCTGGACGATCTGCGGCGGTGAAACGCTGGGCGTGAAGCCCGGCATGGTCGAGACGATCGAGGGCTGCGCGCTTCGCGAGGAAGCCGCGCTCATTCGCCACGCCGAGCCGGTCCTTGCCTGTACGCCCGGCCTGCGCACCCATCCCAACCAGCTCTCGGCTGCGATCAGCCTCGCCTACAACATCGGCACGGGCGGCTATTGCGGATCCACCGTCGCGCGCCGCTTCAACGCGCGCGACTGGCGGGGCGCGTGCGACGCCTTCCTGATGTGGAACCGGGCTGGCGGGCAGGTCGTGCGCGGCCTCGATCGCCGGCGCCGCGCCGAGCGCGACCTCTGCCTGAAGGAGCTGCCCCGATGATCCGCGCCCTCTTTGCCAAGGTGAAGGCCGAGGCCTTCTTCCTCGTGCTGCTCGCCGTCGCGGCGGTCGGCGCCTGGCTGTACGTCCAGTACCGCCAGGTCAGCGCCGACCGCGACGATCTGCAGCATCGTGCCGAGCTGATCTGCGCAGGGTCGGGCACCGACTTCGCCCCGACCGGCAAGACCGCGCGGGGCGTGCGCTGCGCCCAGACCGTTGCCGGCCTCGTCAAATTCAAGGGCGACAGCGACCAGCTCGCCGCGGCGACGCTCGCCCAGGCGATGGCCGATCACGACGCCCGACAGAACAACGACACCCGCGCCGCGCGCACTGCTGCCGAGGCAGCAAGCTCGGCCACACAACGAATGGAGATGGCAGATGCGCAAGCTGAACGGACGAACCTTGTCGATCGTGACTGGTTTCGCGCTGTCAACGGCGTTGCCGGCCTGCGCGCGGCACGCTGAGGCACCGCCTGCGATCGTGTCGACGCCGATCGTCGTGAAGGTGAAAGACACGCCGCCCGCCGAGCTGCTCCGTTGCGCGGATCGGCCTGAGGGACTGCCCGAGGATCCGGCGCTGATCGCGCAGATCCCGACGCGGATCCGCGCCGGCATCATCCGCCTCGCACGATCCTTCGCCGCCAACGCCGATCACCTCGACCGCCTCATCAACTGGAACACGCCCGCCGCGTGCCAGTCACCCAAGGGATAAGACATTGGCCGGTACCCGCCACGTCCACCGAGCACGACCGCCGTAGATCACCCTCTGGTGAGCTTCATGAGCAATTCCGAAACCAACACGAAAGGAGGTGATTTCATGCGTTATTGGCCCGTTGGCAAACCCATCCGTTAATTGACGCGCCCGGTTCGCAAGAGCCGGGCGACATCGTCTGGCAATGCAATACACCCTTGAGACGAAGGACGTTCGTTGAAGAAGCCGGAAAGCCTGCGGCAGACGCTGCAGATGTTCGTGCCCGCGCTTGCGGCGGATCCGTCCAGATTGTCGATCTTCGTCGACAAGGGACGAATCGCGGCAACCGCGGGGTCGCTCAGCCTCGAATATCGCTACACCGCCAATATCGTCGTGCAGGATTACGCAGGCGACGTTGACGATCTCATGGTCCCGATCCTCGCATGGATCGCCCAGCACCAGCCCGAGCTGTTGCAGCGGACCGACCAGGAGCCGTTCCGCTTCGAGTCCGAGCTGCTCGACGCGGAAACTGCCGACGTGTCGATCTTTATCGACCTCGACGAAGCCGTGCGCGTGTCCGCCAAAGAAGGCGGCGGTTTCACCGCCAAGCGCGCAGATCCCGTGAGTGATGCCGACAGCTTTGGGATCGGGTGCGTGCCCCTGTGGCAGCTCCTCATGGGTATCGATGTCGTGGCACAGACCAACGATCCGCGCTTCGTAGACAACCAGTGAGCGACTTCGCCGACCTAGAGGCGCTCGCGGGCGCGCTGCTGCGCCGTGTCGATGCCGGCGAACGCAGCAAGATCCTGCGAGTCATGGCGCGCACGCTCCGCAGCAGCCAGTCGGCACGCATTGCCCGTCAGCAGGATCCGGACGGCCAGCCTTTGGCCGCGCGCAAGCCGCAACCCGCCGGCCGGCTGCGGCGAAGCGGGACGATCAAGCGCAAGGCCATGTTTCGGAAGCTACGCAACACGACCAATCTGAAGGCGGGATCGACCGACACCGAGGCGTGGGTTGGGTTCAGCGGGCGCGCTGCCCGGATCGCACGCGTGCATCAGGAGGGGCTTGAGGATGCGCCGGCAAAGGGCGTGAAACCCGTCAGGTACGCGAGACGGGTGCTGCTCGGCGACACGGAAGCGGACCGCCAGGTACTGCTCGACATTCTGTTTGCGCATGTAACAGACTAGGTCATGGACCGACAAAGGCGAATGACCGCTTTCGCCCAACTGCGGACGCTTAAGTCTCGTCAATCAGCCTGCCCGAAGCGTCCGCACACGAGCATCTTGATCCAAGAAAGCTTCGCGGATTATGGTCATCATTGAAATGGCTGATAACCGATATTGCGGCCAATTCGTCTGCACATCTGCCTTCGCCCATTGCTGTCGGAAGCTGTCATATTTGATACCAAGAGCGATGCAGTCCGCTTTCAACGCCGCAGCTATCGCTCTGTCGCCAACGTTACCTTGAATTATCGGATCGAAGATAACGTCATGCTTGTAGCGTTGAAAGTCTCGCATCCGCGCCGTTAGCTCGACGCGAAATTCGGCAAGCCGGGGCCACGCCTCGTCGTAGGCAGCGTTAAACAAAGGTCGCGCCTGGTTCAGTACAGACAGCACAGCCCGCTGCTGGTCTAAAAATTCGGCGAATGGGCGGTTGGCTTGCATTTTATGTGCATTGGGCAGTGATTTGGAAAATTGCAACGCCAAGGGAAGCGCGAAATCTCCACTATTTACTAAATTGCGACGAACGCGAACGACGAGGCCGAAAGCCGACCGCCCGCTTTCGAGCACGGAAGCGGACAGTCCGGAAACGCCCATTCTCGGCCGTTCAGCTCGTCGGCTCGTCAGCCCGAAAGCAGCCATTCGTTCACAGCGATCTTTCCCATCCCGGTCGTTACTGATGTTAAAATCAAAAGTTTTGCATCAGATTTAAGCTGCAAGCGCTAGAACCACTTGGGCGGCGCGAACGGCGGTCGCCGGTCCCGTTTCACCGACCGTTTCTGCAATGTAGCGGCGCTGACCGGTTTCGAAAGATGGCTGTAGCGCGAAAGCGCGATCAAGCGCTGGCAGGATATCGCCGAAGCCCTCGACGACTTGGCCCTGCGTCCAAAAATCGTGATCGTCGGTTGCGCGCCAATCAACGTTATCGGAATTTAGAAACACGCACGGCCGGGGACGGAGCAGAAACT